TGTCCTTGTCATTTTGAGAAAGACCGGATCTACTCACTTGCATCGGTTGTTTGAATGGTCGAGTATTTGCGTTCAAATCATATATCGCTCTGAGCGAGGCAACCTTTTCTTTTGTAAGGTCGGGATGAAATTGTAAAATTTCAAGATCAGTCAGAGGTCTTTTGATATTGTGTCCGCCCTCCGTAATCATTTCAACAAAATGATATCTCGCTGAAGGTGCTTTGCCACGCCACGAATCAAACGCTGCTGCGTACTCAGGCTCCTCTTGATATTCAAAAATTCTAAAGCCAGATGATTTTAAAAAGTTATAAAACTCATCGTCGCTTTGATTTGTAGTGATTGTTTGTGTGTATTGCGACATGACTACCTCAGTTTAAATTAATTTGTGAACCCTGCACGTTCACCTGCGACTCTGCAATTATATCAATCTTACCATCGACTCTTAATTTATAGTCTCCGTCAACGTGAGTGTCCATGTCGCCATCGACCTCTAAGTTTACACTACCATTTACAAGAATGTTTACGTCACCTGCCACCTGTGCGTTGGTGTCTTTTGTAATATGAATATTGTTCTCACCAAGAATCGCTGTGTAGTTATCGCTCACAACTTTGACAACGCGAGAACCATCGGGGAAAATTTCTTCAAAGGTTCCTGCTCTGTGGTAGATGTGAATTCTCTCTGCACCCTCTGTATCATCAAATTCTTGAACGTGACCAGACTCCGTAAATTTAACATGATTGAACGGATACTGTGCGGCAAATTTTGTTTCGGGTTCTTTAATATCTTTTAAAGATCCTGCTCCTGCGGGGGCTTGCATTTCATCAAGAGAATTTTTTCTTTCTGATATGACCGTATTATCCTCTTCGCCAATTGCGAGTCTGTTTGTGTCAGGTTCCTCGACTAGACTCGCTCCAAGTATTTCACCTTCTTCTGTCAGTGGATATTTTTTATTCGGATCAAAAAATCCTACGTCCAAAGCCGCATCTAATGGTATACCGCCAAGTGTTCCAAAATATACTGGTTGCTGAAAGGCTTGATCCCTAAAAAATCCAACAACCCACGTTCCCTCAACAGGTCCGACTGGACTCTCACCGATGCCACTCATCGCTGCCGATGTAATTGGTTGAATCGGGTGCGACCACGGTAAATTTTCAGTTTTTAGTTTTGTTTTGTCTTCCGTGTGTAAACCCATCCATCTTACTTTACATCTCCCAAGACGCAACGGATCGTTCCTATCTTCAACAACACCTTGATACATAATACTCATATTAAATCACTCCTTCAAAAACCATATTTGGTGATGTAGGCACTGGATCATGCCTGTAATTTCTAACTACTCTCATTGATGTTTTAAATGATTGAACATCATCGCTACCAATCACAAAAAAGTGATGCAAAGATTTGATAAGATAAACCCCACTTTTCTCTTCGTCTAAATCATCAGCCCCCGGTCGAGGCGTGGAGTTTTTAGACAATCTAAGATAAACCGTGTCTCCCGCACTTAATTCCGACGCACCAGAAACAGTTACCTCATATTGAGTCTCACCAAGCATGGATATGTTGGAGTTTATGAATCTTTGATTCTTGTAATGTTCTTCTCCATGAGTTGAAGTTACGAAGTATGGACCAGTTTCACTTTTTAAATCAGTCTGTAAATTAACTAAATTTGTTTTTGTCGGGGAGAGTCCACTTGGGTCTAATTTATTAATAATTGGATACCTTCTTCTAATCGGTAAAAATGTATTTTGTAAATCAATTACGGTTGGTTTTTGTTCCTCAAGTGCCTTATAGTCATTTTGATATTGATACACTTCACCACCCCATTTTTTAGTCGTGATGTCGTGATAATAATTTAAACTTGATAATGCTCCTACTTTTTGTTGTGAAATTCTGTCAAATCCCGATTGACCAAGAATCTTGAGTGGCATCTCTTCGGTTCTTTTTGAAAATTGTGATGTTTCTCCAGAATCAGTATCCATAATTCTTAGTATGTCAAGTTGAGTAAATAACTTTCTTGGTTCACGCCTCATAAGAGTGTTTACTGATACAAAATTGTAGCCTCTAATTGTCTCAAAAAAAAGATAACCAGAATTTTCAGCCGGACTTGGATTGTCTTTTGGTTTTGCACACTGAGCAATTGTTTTAATCATCTGGGATGGACGCTGAAAAGGAAAACAAAATTCAAGTTCCTCGTTAGTTGTTGGCTCAAAAAATATACCTGTTTGAATAACAAATCCGAGTCTTCTCTCTGCTCCCTCATAACGAGAGTAATTAAGATTGTAGGTGTCGATAATATCTTGCACCATTCCTTCACAAGTTCCCTTGAAGTAGGCTGATTCATATTGTGTGGAGTCAATGCTATGTCCTTCACTTTCAAGTCTTAAAACAAGAATATCGGTCTTACTACCCTCTGACCTAACTCTTGATTTTTGCCCCGAAATTTTCATTAGAACTCTACGAGGTTCATTCTCAAGAGGTGATCTAAAAAAGATAACTATGAACTCATTTCCACTCAATGGCATTTGATCAATTAGATTAATACGATCCGCAATTTTTATCTCACCATTTAGAAACATGGAGCCAATGTCTTCATACATGCTTAGACTCAAAACCATATTCTGTATATCAAGAACTTTTTCTGGTTGTTCCTCCAGTGATTGTCCGGGATCAAAATCTCGTGTAACAATATAAACGCCTTCAATGACGACATCATTTTGTTTATCATAAAAATTTCTTGATCCTTCAAGCATTTTAACCTCTTATGATATCCTTATACTCTTTGAAGATTTGATCAACAACTTCTTTTCTTGGAATTCTAATTTGTCTTTTGTTGTTGTTTACTTTTTCTTCAAACTCTTCATTTGAGACAACATAGGTAGATGACTCATTGTAGATGTAATTGTAAAGTAAGGTGTCTGACCACTGAACTGTGTTTCCATCAGCGTTGCTTGAATTCAATGGATATTGAACATCATTTGAATCAGGTGGAGTGGCAAGGGCATTCAAAACTTGACCTTCGTTTTCAAAGTGGTGCATCGCATATCTGCCACCAACTGCTCTGCGAACCGTGGCACGAAGAGTATCAACGACATCCTTTCTCCGTGCGATTCTATCACCAACTTTGAAATTACCATAAGGCTTGTCGAGTTGAAGTCGAGAGTTTAAATTATCCACAACTTTAACTCTGGCAAAAAGTTCCTCATTTTTAAATTGCTCTGCACCCTGATCATCGAAAAATGCAGCAGTGATAACATCAGCGGGTTCCCAGTTTAATGTCGCGTTGAAAAACGGTTCTGTGGAGTCAGTGGGTGAAATGAAAAGAGACTGACCCTCATACTTTTTGTTGATAAACTCGTCTAAGTTTTGTTGAGACAGTGGGTAAGTATAGAAAGGATCAAATGCGTTGTTGTATAGAATGATGACCCAGTGAAACGCAGAGTTGTCATAAAATTTTTGAGATAAAGAGTCGGGGGTATCTGTGTCTTTGATTGTATAGAAATCATAGTTGGAGGATCTAAGGTATGATTCCTCGCTAAAGATAACTCTGCGAATAATATCTTTTACGTTAGTTACTGTCCCATCCTCATTCGGTAGTGGGATCACAGGCATGTTATTAAAATACATTAGAAACCTCTCATAATCATTTGTCTGTTGAGGTGAGCCGCTTGGATGAAGGACAAATTAAGGTGAATTTCTGTGGCAGTTCCATCGCGGAAAAAAGATGATTTAACATTCGGTGAGTAGTCAACACTCAAACTTTTCAATAGACAACGACCCAATTTAGGTAAAGACTCATTGATTCTATAGTCACCCTCAAATGGTAACTCAGATTCAAACAACGGTGCGTTGTATAAGAAATCGATTTCAAATTCTGCCGGTGCGAAAAGCACAAACGAAGATGGCGATAACTCTGGCATCATATGAAATCTAAATGATTCAATGATATTGTAAACAATGTCTACCTCAGTTTTATTTCTGGGTGCAAAAATAAATTTCATATTGAAATTCTTTAGCGTGCTATTTTTAAAAAGAGCCTCCTCACGGGGGTTTACAGCAAATCCAAATCTTGCCCTAATTGATTGATCTAAACCATCCACGAATGTTGATGCTAAACCATCTAGCGTTTTTAATGTTTTTCCCAATCCTAATTCTGAAAGTCTGCGTCCTGCGTTACCGCCAATTGCAGCCTCAAGAAGTCTGCCAACACTCCCTGTGCTTTCTGTAGCGTAATCCACATTATCAGTAAATTCTAGTTCATTAGGAATATAAAGTCTAACAATATCGCTTGGTTCATCAGTTGTGGCTCTACCCAGTCTCCTGTCACCTTGCTGTGCGACCTGTGAACTCGGTGTTGGGTCATTTGCAAAAATGGCTTGAAGATTTCCAGTTCCTTGAGTTTGACTATAAGCGGCATCAGATTGCTGAGATGAACCCGCAAGATCAACACTTAGCAGCCCCGGCTCACCATCTCCAGCAAGTAGAGGTCTATTAAGATCAACATTGATGCTTGCTTGATTACCCCTGCGGTGAAACGCTTGAAATCTAACATACTGATGGACTCCATCACCACCTCTTGTGAGTGAGCCTGTCCCTGAGTTGAGTGGTGATGGTGGAAAAGTAAGGTCTTTTAAAACAGGAATTCCACCGGGACGAATCCGGTTTGGATTTGGATCTGATCTCCTCAAATCTCTATCAGTGATTTGATTATCACCAGCACCTATTTCAACTCCGAAAGTTTTATAACTACCATCGTTGTTGGGATCATCGGTGTTTTGGTTGGTTTCAACTGGCATGATTACTCCTAAATATATGTATGGCATATCGCGGAAGATACAATCCAAAGAATAAATCAAAATATATGGGCGACCCTACCAAAATTATTTATAGGTCGCTTTGGGAAAGAAAATGTATGTTGATTTTTGATGAAAATCCCAATGTCACAAAATGGGCATCTGAGGAGATAGCGATACCATATCTTTCGCCTGTTGACAGAAAACGTCACAAGTATTATCCCGACTTTATTATTGAGATGAAGAACAAACAAGGTGAAGTCGAAACTGTTATGATTGAGGTCAAGCCTAAAAAGCAAACTCAGCCCCCAAAGAAGCCTAAGCGTCAAACTAAAAAGTTTCTAAACGAGGCTAAGACGTATCTTACAAATCAGGCAAAATGGGAAGCGGCTTCGGCATTCTGTGACAGAAAAGGTTGGACATTTAAAATCCTAACGGAGAAAGAAATCTTTGGTAAATAAAGAATTAGATGTTTTTGATGAAATCACCAAACAGTTGAGAACTCGCATATCAGAGGAGTCAACTCAGGATATCAATGACTCAACAGCGAAGGTGGTTGTTCCAAGATCAATCCCCAAAAACATAACCTCACGAGGGAGAGTATATTTTTTTAGATATACCTTTCCAAAAACAAGAAATGAGTTACCATATTATCATATCTTTCCCTGTGTCTATGCGTTGAACATAGAGAGTCATTATCTTACAGGACTCAATCTATTCTATCTCCCTGAAAAAACTAGGAGCCTTGTTCTGAAAAGACTTAAGGCAAAAATTACCAGCCCACAATCTTTTTCAAGGTCACTGTTAGATTACGATATTATGAAAAAGTTGAAAGTCTTAAACGCATCAATCGAACCAGCGATTAGAATGTATGACCTCAGAAGAACAAGTATTTACGGACTTGAGTTATCACATGAATTGTGGGATGAGTTTTACCTTGATGATTTATCAACTGTTTTAGAAAGAGCATTTATGAAGAAAAATTATGTCAACATTCAATTACTAAGCAGGGCTAAAATTATTAAAAATCTCCTAGATACTGGTGGAGAATAATTATGACAGAACCAATTAAACCATCCAGTATTGATGAATTTGTTTCGTCTTTTAAAAGCGATGGTTATCATTTGAATTCTCGCTTTGCGTGCGAATTTAGCATAATCCCGCCAGTTTTCCAAAAAGCCATTTCAAATAATTTTGGCAGTAATCGAGATTTTGCATCTACTGTTGCAAAAAGAGTGCAGAGAGTGGTTGCTCCAACAATATCATTGTCAACGGCTGATGTCAGATCCACTGCGGTTACTTTTCAAGTTCCCTATCAAAGAAACTACGAGGGATCTTTGACCTTAACTTTTATTTCAGATAAAGAACAAAAACTAAGAAATACCTTTGTAAACTGGATTGAAGGAATCAATAATCCTTACATCGGCTCTTACGAATATCGAGATAACTACGT